CAACTGCAAGCCCAGCCCAGTGGAGGGGCTGAAGAAGCGGCCACCGGCGCAACACATTGCCAAATTGTTCTCTGGTTCCGCTGGTGCCAACCGCCCATTCACGACCATCGTGGACAGGGACGGAGTCATCAGGTATTTGGTCCTGATCCAAGACAACGCCATCAAGGTGTTTGGCCTGGATGGTTCCGCCAAGACTGTCACCACCCCAGACGGCACGTCGTATCTCGACATCGCTGGCGAGCCCAGCTCCGTGTTCCGAGTGGCGACGGTGGCGGACTACATGTTCATCGTCAACCGGGAAAAGACGGTGGCCATGTCAGCCACGACGTCACCCACCTGGGGCACCAAGTCCATGGTGTTCATCCGGTCTGCTGAGTACGCCACCACGTACAGCATCACCATCAATTCCACCACGGTCTCGTACACAACCCTGCCGGCTGGCGGCAAACGCATCGCGTCTTCGTACAGCAGAAGTGGCAGCACCGTCACGGTGACAGCTACAGCCCATGGCCTGGTCACTGGCAACCAAGTGGACATGACCATCGTTACGGGCGACGGAACGTCGGGCACGTTCACGGTCATGGTCACTGGCGCCGACACTTTCACCTACACGGACACCAGCTCTGGCACCACGTCGGGCACCGCCACGATGGTGTATCAACCGAACTACAGCCCGAGCACGGTTGAGATTGCTGCTGCCCTGAAAGCAGCCTTGACCACAGCCCTTGGCGCTGGCTGGACCATCACCAATGGAGCCGGTCAATACGTCGTGCGCATTGCCAAAGACGACGGCGGCGCCTACACGCTGAGTTCCACCGACACCAAGACTGGGCTGGCTTCCGTCGCCGTCAAGGGAACCATCGACTCCATCAGTGACCTGCCGGTCACGGCTGAGCACGGGTTCATCGTCAAGATTGTTGGTGCTGCAGCAACTGGTGCCGACGATTACTACGTGAAGTTTGTGGCCAATGCGGGCTCAGGCTTTGGCCATGGCGTCTGGCAGGAGACCGTGGCCCCTGGCATCCAGTACCTGTTCGATGCAGCCACCATGCCGCACGTGTTGATCCGCAACAACGACGGCACGTTCACGTTCCAAAAGTTCACCTGGTCTGGTCGGGTCGCGGGCGACAACATCACCGCAAAGGAACCGAGCTTTGTTGGGTCCAAGATCCAGAACATCAACCTGTTCCGCAACAGGCTGGTGTTTCTGGCTGACGAGAACGTCATCACGTCTGCTGCTGATGCGTACGAGAGGTTCTGGCCGGAGTCCGTGCAGACCGTCGTTGATTCTGACCCCATCGACCTCAGTGCCGGCAGCCGCAAAATCAATTTCCTGATGTCGAGCCTGGCCTTTGCCGACGTGCTGCTGGTCTTCAGCCGCAATGGCCAGTTCCGGTTGAGTGGCGGCAATGCAGTTGCTGCATCACTGACACCAAAGACAGCAACCATTACCCAGGTCACAGCGTTTGAAATGGGCGACGTTGTGGACCCCGTGATCGTGGGTCGCACCATGTACTTTGCTGTGCCCAAGGGCGAGTACAACGGGCTCCGGGAGTTCTTCTTGCCGGATGCGTCAGGCCCGGTGCCTACATCGGAAGAGGTGACGTCATCGGTGCCTAGGTTCTTGCCCGATAACCTTTGCAACCTCGTGGCCACAGCTGCGGAGGAGGCGGTGTTTGCCGTGTCCAAGGACCAGCCCAGGCGGATCTACGTGTACAAGTTCTTGTTCCAGGGGGACAACAAACTGCAAAGCGCTTGGAGTTACTGGGAAACCAATGGCGGCAAGAGCGTGATCGGTGTGGACCTGATCGAAAGCGACCTTTATGCCGTGGTCCAGTATTCCGACGGTGTCTACCTCGAGAAGGTTGTGACCCACCCTGAGACCGTGGATGTAGGCACGACGGTCGAGATGCTGGTGGACCGCAAGGTCACAGAGGCCAGTTGTTCTGTGGCGCTGACGACACCGTCCGGTCTTGATGTCCAGAGCACTATCACGCTGCCATATCCCATCAACACCACCTTGAGCAACATGGCCGTGGTCGGTCGGTCCTTTGCCGGCAACACCCTGCAGCATGGCCAGCTGGTTCAGGTCTTGTCGTCCACCGCTGCTGGTGGTGCTGGTGGCAACGGCACCCTTACGGTCCGGGGCAACCTGACTGCCGCCAAGTTCTACGTGGGCGAGCTGTACGACATGCTGTACGAGTTCAGCACCCAGTATCTGAAGGAGCAACCCCCTGGTGGTGGCATGGCTGTGATCGCAGGGCCCAAGTTGCAGCTGCGCACCTGGACCATGCTGTTCGACAAGACGTCGTCGTTCAGCATCAAGGTCACCCCCCGTGGCCGGGACACCATGACGTACCCGTACACCGGGTTCGAGGTTGGGGACGCGGAGATCAGCCTGGGTGAGTTGGCCGTGCGGACTTCTAAGTTCCGGGTGCCGGTGATGGCCCAGAACATCGAGGCCAAGATCGAGGTGGTGAGCTCCAGCCCCCTGCCCTGCCGCCTTCAGTCCGCAGAGTGGGAAGGTTATTACCACACCCGAGCTGCACGACTGTGACGTCTGCCTACACCAGGCCCACCAGGGTCGCTGACATCCCGTATGTGGCGGAGTTCATGCGGGAGGAGGACGTTGCAGAGGTACGTGCGTACTCAGGCAACACCCCTCAGGAGTCTCTGCTCCACAGCTTTTTCCAAGGCGACCCTTGCATGACCATGATCGGTAGAGACGGCCGGCCCATGGGCATGTGGGGCGTCGTTCCGCAACGATCCGACGTTGGTGCTATCTGGATGTTGTGCACCGACGACCTGGTCCGGGACCGACTCAACTCCATGCGGTTCTTGCGGGAGGCCAGGACCCACCTGGACCGAGTCCAGCAGCGGTACCGGGTCCTTTTCAATCTCGCAGATGCCCGTAACCTGGTACATATCAAATGGTTGCGGTGGATGGGGTTTACCTTCATCTCGTCGCATCCCAATTTCGGAACAGAAGGTCGGCTGTTCCATGAATTCGTGAGGATCTAAAGCCATGTGCGAACCGGTCTCCATCACCCTTGGCATTCTTAGCGCTGGCCTCGGCATCGGTCAGGCGGTGGCTGGCGCCCAATCCGCACAGCAACAGGTCAATTACGCCAACGCCCAGGCCCAGCAACAGTTTGCGTTTCAGCAGATGCAGGCCAGCTCTGCTCGGAACTTTGAGCAGATGAAGGCCAACCAACAGGAAGAAATGATGCGGATCAACCGCATGATGGCCGACAACTCATATAGCGATGAGATTGCACAGCTCAACCTCAGGCTGATGCAGGAGTCCGCTGCAACTAGCCAGCAACAACAGCAGAGTGCAACAGCAGGGGCCAAGGCTCGAGGTGAGGTACTGGCATCAGGCCGTCTTGGCAACACGGTGGACAACCTGATGGCTGACTTCTACCGACAGCAGGCCCAGTACGACTTCTACAGCAGTCAGAACCTGGCGTTCACCGGCAAGCAGATCCAGATGGAGAAGCAAGGAGCAGCTGCCCAACGCGGATCCCGGATTGCCAGCCAGCAGGCGTACATCAAGCAGCCGGTGCTGGATCCCTTGGAGCCCATTTACCAGTCGAAGCCCAGCATGTTGCCGTTCATCTTGCAGGGCGCAGGTGCTGTCGTCAGCGGTGTCAGCACTGGCTTGAGCACCAAGGCGTCCATGGACAAGATCAAGACCGGCAAGCCCCCTCCGGTTCCACCCCCTGGTGGCGGCGGAAACTATTCCGGTGGAGTCGCGGCCCCGAGCCTCCCGGGCAACCCATACACCTACAGGCGCTCTTAACGACCCATGGCACGTCTCTCCACCGGTCAGGCTTACGGCGACACGAATCGCAGTACAGCGGCGCAGCTTCTGGGCGGCATCCCGGTCGATGGATTCACCGGTGCCATAGCCCAGGGCTCGATCAATGAACCAGCCCTGCAGCCCCAGGCCCGGCCTGTGTCCACGTTCCAGCAGACCGGGGCCCCGACACTGGGCGGACCAGTCAAGTTCTTCCCGTTGCCGGATCTGCCGACACCGAGCCAGGACCTGGCGCGGCTTGCCACAGCGCTCGGGAACTTCAATCCGGTCCTGACGACCCTCGGCGAGACTTACATCCAGCAGCAGAAAAACATCGACGCCAAGGCCCAGGCTGTTGGCCAAGCCGCGGCCATGCAACTGCAGCGATCTGCGCCTGGTCAAGATTTTATCCAGGCCCGGGACGGCCTGTGGCGCCAGGCTCAGGCGGGTGACGCTGGCGCTGCTGCTGCGTACCAGCAGATGCAGGCCCTGAGCCCCCTGCAGCAGGCTTACGCGGCCAGGTACGCAGGCCAGGCTGTGCTCCGCGAAGACATTGCCACGGCCACCGAACGGTTCAAGAACATCACGGAGATCGGTGGCACCCCAATCGATCAAATCGAGCCAGGCGATCCACGCATCAGTGCGGCCAAATCAGCCCTGTACCGTCTCCCGACCAACGACCCAGCTGGTTTTGCTGAGCTGATGCCGTTGGTGGCCGCCAAGAACGGTGAGATCGACAGGCTCCACATGGGCATGCGCTTGGAGCGCAAGGTCAATGAAGCAAGTTCAGCCGGCCAAGCAGCGTTGACCAGCGCATTTATGGGGCAAGACGTTGACGTGGCCCGGACTGTCGCTGATCAAACCCAGATGCTCACTAACGCCAGGCGATTCCTTGGCGTTGAGGAGTACCAAAAGCTTGTCGGCAACTACGGGGACTGGCTGTCGTCTGCTGTGCTGGCAGGAAGCATGGGCAAGGACGGCAAAGCTGGCGTGCAGCGTTACCACAACCTGATGGGCAAGGCGATTGACGTCTTCACCCAAGTCCAGGCTGGCCCCAAGGGAGAGCTGCTACTCACGACGCTGGGCGCCAAGGGCGGCACAGCCGCACAGTTGGCATTGACCCAGAAGATGATGTCTCAGCTGAAAACGTTCAACGAGTCGGTTAACTCGTTCAATGGGGCCATCGGCGAAGACAAAGGGAGTGAGATCTTGGCGGCCACCAAGGCCGATGATCCGAACTTGACGCCGGCTCAACGGGATGCTGCCTTTGTGCAGGCCGACCTAATAATTCAGTCGCTGCCAGAGGATCAACGACAGGGTGCATGGGAAAAGGTCAACAAAGCCAGGAGCCAGGCCAACACGTCCTGGACCAAGCCCATGCAGGACAGGATTGAACGCGAGGTGTCGTTCAGCTACGACAAGGACCCGGGCACAGAGATTGCAAAGCTCGAGCAACTGAAGCTCAACGGCATGATCGACCCCCGGTCGGCTGACCGGCAGATTGCCAACTACCGACAGTTGCAGTCAGCAGACATGCGGCCGTACGTGAATGCCGCCAAGACAGCAGTGACCGACATCCTGAAGCAGGAAACGGATTCGATGAAGTTGCCCGGGTCGGAGGGTGGCGCAATCATCACCGAAAGGGAGCGCTTGTTCTTGATCAACAGGAGCGCAGAGCTGTCCAGCAGCGTTGAAGTCCTGCGTCGTCAGTCCATGGCCGATGGCAGCGGTGCCAGTGGATTCAGCGGCAGGCTTGGCGCCTGGGTTAAAGAGCAGAAGCCGCAGGCCCCCAAGCCCGCCAACCCCAGCATGCAACCGCTAATGCCACAGGGGCCAGAGGCTTGGTCTAGAAGCCTGGGCCTGGGCCAGCTAGGGCCCGGCAACAGGGCCGCCAATTACCAGCTCAGG